AAACAATCGTTCATATCCTCTGCCAGCGCCGTTTGCCCGACACCAAGGATACCGGCTTGTTTCAACGATAATGTTATCAAATCTCTTGCCGTAATCGCCATTGAAGTTCTGCCTTGTGAATAGCGAGTACAACAATTTCATACGTTATCTAGCGAACAGAACGAAAGGCTTAAACATGCTGAAATGCTATCGCATAATTGGCTTCGGTGGCCCCCTAGCCGTTATGCTGTTTACGTAGTACCGGGTTGGCGATGTCTGGTATTGCACGCCAACCCGGTTCCCCGTCCCGCCCGCACGATTTTACTTCTTCGGCCAACCACCTTCCGGCGCTTTGCCTTTATTCTTTCCTAACACTTCTTCATGATGATCTTCATCGCGAACAAGAACGCGCGCCGGAAATGCGCCTACTTTTTCGCTTGGATGATCAATCCACATTGGATACTTGGTATGACCAAGTTCATTTAGAATATTCGGGTCTTTACCGAACATAGGATGCGGATTGCTGGCCGAATATTCGACCGCTTCGCCGTGTCTTGCGTGTTCATCAAACATTGTACGTTGCTCCTAATTGTTAAAATTAAACCTTATCGGCAACCACGCAGAGCCATTGCGGCCGAATATACAATTGCCCAAAGAGAACGTCAGTACGGGTTGCCAACTGATCACTACCGGGCAAGTAATCAGTCAGAATACGAATGGAAATGCCATCGTATTCGGCGCGGGCCGCTTCTTCAACGGCCTTCTTCGGCATGACCAGATCAGCCGTCGCCAGCGTCACCGCTTTTTGCACATAAGCGATGCTCTTGCGGAACACTTCGCCAGATTGGCAAAGCAACCGCATTTGCGCACCGTTAGCCGGCGATGCATCCACCGTCTGATATTGCTGATCAGGACCGCCGGCAACGCCGGTTGCCGATGGCACCAATCCAGGGAAGATCGGAATGGTGGTCGCACCGGTAATAACATCGGCCGTCACAACAAACTGCCGCAAGGTTCCCAAAGTTTGCTTTGTCACCATATTAACGGCATTGACGCCATCGAAAGTGACAAAATCGCCTTTCTTCAGCGTTCCGGTAATGGCAGCAACCGTAATCGAGCCACCGCTAGAAGCTGTCGTTTGACCGCCGCCGGCAACCGTACCACCGGCAGAAAACGTACCGGCCGTATGCTTGATAACGGTTTGATCACGGAACCAACGCTCATAACCAAGGCCCGACTTCATCATGCCGGTACGGAATTGCTGACTGATTTCCGGCGTCGGATTGAACAAGCCTTGCAAACTAACCGTAGTACGCGCATCCGTTGTCGGATCATTGACAACACGCCGCGTCATCGGATCGGCGGAATTGTCGTCAAGGGTCGCATTGCCAAGCAAGAACTGTTCCGAAGTAGGAGTAATGATCTTGCCCGTCGCGCTAACCGCATTCAAAGCCGGCGTTCCATCAACATTGGAAACGAAATTGCAAACGCCGCCTTCCGATGCCAGCATAACCGTACTGGCAACCTTACCGGCAAGATTATTGATCATCGGCGCAATGACGATTTCCGAATAATTGTCAATGCTCATAGTGCGCTCTTGGCTCAAGAACGGCACCGCAACATTCTTTTGCGAAGTCACCGAAAGAGTAACGAATTGCTCCGTGGTATTCTGCAACTGCATTGCAGGACCATCGGTAACAACGTAATCATTCGGCAAACGAATGCGCAAAGTAGAACCGATCTTAGCGCCATCAACGGCGAAAGCCGGATCATACTGCGTATCCATGTTCATGATAAAGAGATTAGAGTTTTTGAACAATCTAACCGCTTCAGCGGTAATCATATCAATGGTCAATAAAACGTTACCGGGCATAATTAATCGTCCTTTAATTTAATAAAGCGCAATTATTAGGTGCTGTAAAAAGCAAAATGCGCAAATAAACGGGGTGAATATCCGGTGCTCGAAGCCGAACAATTTACGGAGCAATCGCTGATCTATAGCGGCGGATCAACTACGCCTTAACTATCAGCATTTTTTAGAGCCGATGCAGAAAGGCTTGTATCTCGACTATTCCCACAATCTATTAGTAGTGTCAAGCGGCTTTTTTCGGTTCTTTGCCGCTATTGACATTTTCTTTTTTGTTTCGTCGGAAAGTACGCGACCTATCAAAGAGGCTGCAATATTAGCACGAACATCGGCCGACCGCTTTTGCCCACGATTTGAATTAGCTCGCTTTTCAATTTCTTCAACTGATTGTTTTCGACCGGTATTGAATTGATTACCAACCTTCGATAATCCCATTTTAACTCTAGTTTCTTTATTCGGTTTCTTACCCATGTGGGCAAGCGATAATCGTTTACGAGTTTCTTCTGATGCCTTAACACCGGCTCGATTGCGACCAGCTTTGCAAATATTATAACCTATACTATGATCGGTCGCCTTTAAATGATCAATCCAATATTGTTCGCGATCTTCAAGATCAAATGTAATAAATTCTATAATATAGAATTTGAAACCGGCTTCACCGTATAAATTCCAAGCAGCCTGCAAATGTCTATTATGATGATTGTTGCGATTTAATTCTAGCTTATGCAATCGCCATCTATCATCCGTATCAATGGCGCTTCCGACATAAAGCTTATTGTTACTTAAATTGACAATAAGATATATGCCGGAAACACTCATAACTTAATGCAGCCCCAACTTGGCTCTACGATGCTGTTCCGCTTGCTTATTGCGGATACGGACAAATTCGGACATATTCTTTGTTGGTTCTTTCGGCAATTGGTCCGGCGATGCTGCGCCGCCTTTGATCGGTTCAGCCGGATCAGGAACCTTGGAAATCTCTTTTGGCTTCGGCTTCTTCGCCGCTTCAAGCTTGCTTGAAAGCTTGGCCAATTGTACGGCGGCTTTAGCCGGCGACATTTGATAGATTTCTTCAGCTTCGTCGGGATTGGCGGTAAAATGCACCAAGATTTCACCGCCGTTATCAAGGTCATCCAATATGCCGACTAGATGCCCTGGAATGGCCCCGATATCTTCGGCCATTGCGGTAATCTTCTTCTGAAAATCCTTGTCCGCTTTAACGCCAGCATCAAACAGCCGATTGCTCGCGGCGTCAAACTCGCATTGCAATGCCTTTTGCTGCGCCTTGGTTTCGGCTCGCTTTTCAACTTCTTCTTCCGTCAAGGCGTTGGCTTTATCCGGTTCTGCGGCAAGCTTGGCTTTCAACTCGGCAATTTCGGCTTCAAGAGCCTTGCGCTTGCTTACTTCGCGATCGATACGCCGTTGAATTTTTGCTTTTTCAGAAGCAGTCTTAGCTTCGGCCTTTTTCGCTTCTAATTCAGCTTCGGTTTCTTCATGTTCTTCAACTTTACCTTCGGCTTCCGCTTCAGCCTTGGCCGCTGCTTCAGCTTCCGCCGCTGCGGTTTCTTCGGCTTCGCGTGCCGTCTTTTCTTCAGCGGTTTCTTCAGCTTTATTGCCAGTTACTTTAATCGAAGCACGCTGTTTTGTAACATCATCGGCAGCTTTCTTGGCAGCTTCGGCGGCGAGTTCTTCAGCGGTTTTTTCACTCATACTTTTAATCCTCTTTTCTTTATTTCAGCTTCAATCTCTAAACGCATTTGTTGAAATGCCGGCCCCGGTTCGGGAAATGGTTGCTTGGCAAAACGCTTGACAAATATCGGATCGGCCTTGCGCGCTTCGCGTGCTTCATAAGCAGCTTGAATAGAGCTATTAGCTATCTGTAATTCATTATCAGATAAGTCTTTTATTTCTCGATTATTAAATTTCATAATACTACACCTTGTATCATTATGAAATTCGATAGCTTTTCCTTATTTCTTAGATTTCTTAAATAAGCATTTTTCTTTTTCTTACAATCATCACATTTACATCTATTACCATCAGGACAAGGCCATTTATCTCGATTTCTATTAACAGACTTACCTATTTTAGACAAGCTCATTTTTCTATTATGCTCAATAGATTTAGGTTTTCCTTTTAAAGCAATAGATATTTTAAATCTAGTTTCTTCTGAAAACTTTTTACCTTTACCAGCTATAGACATTTTCTTTTTCGTTTCGTCGGAAAGCTGCCTTCCAAAATTAACTTCTGATAACCTTTGTCTAGTTTCATTTGATACTAGT